CTTGTTACTGATTTTTCTGCAGATGCAGCAAAGAAGTTATGATCATTAGAAGAACCAGTTGTTTGTTTAACTATATCAATATTTAATTCTTCAAATTCTACTGCTGCGGCACTTATTGAATTTACAATTGCTGTTTGGGAACCTGTAACTGTATTAGTGGCACTTCTTCTTACTAATGTAAGAAATACAGTTTCGCCATTTGCATTTGTTGAACTTGCAGTAACCGTTCCAGTATCAGATAATTTATCCAATAAATATAGGTCATAACCAGATGATTCTTTTTTCCATTCGTCAACTTTATATATATTTTCAGCTGACAATCCTGCAAGATCACCTGCACTTAATCCAACTGGATAAGTGTCCTTTATCCTTCGCATTGAATTATTAAATTTACGTACAGCATTGCCAAAGAACACATGATTTCCAAACTCAGAATAATCTAAGAGCGGAAGAGCACGAGCACGATTTCCAGTTAAAGCAGTATTAGCAAGGTTCCCGGATGTCGATCCTAACCCTGATAATGAAGCAATAAGTGAATCAAAACTATAACCACTATCTGGCATATTACTTTCTCTTTAACACGAATGAAGTAGCGACATCTTCGAGATCAATATCGGCGGTAATTCTTTGTGCCTTTACCAATCCATAACCCCATTTGCTCGCATACTTCTGTATCATCCTTCTATATAATTTATCTCTACTAGCTTCTTTACCACTAAAACTTACATATTCTGGTTTCTTATTCTTCAAGAAATCTTTAACTATATCCATAATAGTAGCAAATACCTTAAATTCATTACCAGTCTTTGTAACACCTTGTCTTCCTGCTCCGTCACTAAATGATATTTCCCAAACGGCCGTCTGCGACCTCACACTAGGATCATCTATACTTTCTATTTGAACTGTATATAAATCTTCGTGCTTTATTTTTTCACCTGGTGCAGGTTCTTTTGCAAAAGTTCCCCACCATTCGCGATTATCTTTCCTATGCCATTTCCAAGGATATGGTCTATCTAATATTTCATTAAGTAACATTATATTACCTTAAATTCATACGTATCAGGGTCACTTACATATATAGTTTCGCCTCGTACATTTAATTTGAGAACAGGATTATATTTTACACCAATAAATAAATTATCTGTATCAATTTCAAAGAAATTACCATTAACATCTCTTGATATATTATAAGCACTAACCTCAACTTCATCGGTAGTTGATTCTCTTATTTCTATTGTTCCGTCTGTTACAATAAAGTTTGTTACTGCTGTTGTCGCAGCAGTCAATGCAGTAAATGTCGTAGAATCATCTTTTATATGAATTCTTACTCTTCCTTTGCTACCTTTTTCATATTCTCTTTTTATATTCTGCATCGAAATTCTATATTCAGAAGTTTTAAAATTATCAAAACCAGATGCAGGATTAGATGTTGTAAATGTAAATGCATAATTTGCAGTTGGAGATGCCGAAACAAACCAATTATCTTTAAATGTTGAATATGTATTTGATGTAAGAGGTAATGTTCCTATATCACATTTATAAATACCTTTAGACTTCCTAGCGGCAACTAATCCAGTTTTAATAGATGTACTATCGCCACTTATTGTAATATTACCCGGAAATGGGCCTGTAGTATTAAGATCTTGTAATTGACCATTAACAATATTATAGAAATATAAATTACCTGTGCTATTAAATGATATTTCTGCTCTGTCATCTTTGATTGAATCATCCCATTCTAACTGAATGTATGGGGCCATTGTTGTATTAGTTTCTCTTCCGTGGAACTTTTTGAAATTATGAGATAAAGCTGAATTAGTGCCTGTCTTAATCTCTTGTGCATCACTCATTTTTATAGCAACACCGAAATTACCAGTATTTCCACCTAACCAATCAACAAATAAATCAGTAATTTTAACACGTAGATTTTCTTCACCATGATTGAAATGTTGAGTAGCAGAACTAGCATCAATCTTAAATTTTCCACCAGTTGTTGTCCAAGCTACTGTAGACTGCGCAGATAAGGCATTCGCATACCCTGTTTCAGCTAAATCTTCAATATCTAAACCTCTTCCTTCATCCCATTCTTGTGTTAAAGGATGAACATCAATATTGAATGAAGTTGCTATTTCATCCTCGTGCTTAGCATCAAACATGTATAAATATGCAGAAACAGTTGAATCAGTTGTTGGATCGGGTAAATCACCTGCATTAATTGATCCCGTTAAAGCTGATAAATTAAACTTGATGAATATCCTTGCAAATTCTTTTCTATCTTTAACAGTACTAAAAATGTTATGAACTTGTAAGATTGGCGATAATCCAAGATTTGCTGTTAAACTTCGTTCATCTATATATGTATCTTGTAATGCAAATGCTCTTTTTACACTCATCTATTTTCTCACCATTTTATAATTGCCTGCCTTATTATATAGTTCTACCGATAATATCAAAGTTTTCATATTTCAATTCCCATACTGCATTTTCTGGGAATTGAATAATACCTTTTCTTGTATTTTCATTGACATTAAATTCAGTATTTGAATATTCTCTACCATCTTTTGTTCCAGTAAAATTAATTATCTTAAGTGTGGGAACGGATCTTATTATACTTAATGATTGAATCTTTGAAATTATTTCTGGTAAAATTATGAAATCATTAAAATTTGTTTCTGATATGTCAAATTCTCTTTTTAGCATAAAAAATGCTTGCAGTAGTGCTTCATTAGCATTTACATTTGGTTCTGGCAATATTGTAAAATCAACGCCAATATTTATTATTTCGCCATCACTAATTCTAACTGAATCACTAAATGATTTATATCGTCCAATAAAATTTTCTAAATTATTTTTTAGAATATTGCCAGCTTTTATCAATTGACCGTCTGTATTTTGTGAAACTGTCAATAATTCTACACCAAGATTATTTGATTTATCAGATCTAGCATATGTTCTGAATACTGTGCCAAATTTTGATGGCATGTTTAATGCTGTCATTTGATAATCAAGTAAAGTTACTGCACGTTGCTGAGTAGAAAAGAACGCGGATGCATTTTCTCTTATCTCTGTTTTATTTTCTCTATTTGTGCCACCTGAAGCTGGTAGTGGGTTATTCACTGTCAAACTTCTTTCAATGTTTTCTGCTATATTAGCTGAAACACTGAGAAAATTTATTGAATTAAACACTATATCTACATTTCTTAAATATTGTAAAGTATTAGATCCAACGTTTGTTGCTAAACCACCACCATATCTATATGTAATATCAATACCTACATTTGCCGGTGTTAATCCTAATGATCTTGTTTTAAGAAATTGTGTAGCATTTATAGTAGGTGCAGAAAATCCAGACGCTGAACCTCTTAATGTAGGGGGCAATATAAAATCAGATGGATTAGGAATTATTTCACTATCTTCTAAATTCTTTTCTGTTCCCGCACCAAATCTAATACTTATATTCCCATCTACTTCAGGTTCTATCGTAGCTCTTCTAGAAATTCTCTTTGCTTTCATAACAAATGGGGTATCACCTGATGTTGATGTAGTATTATCTTCTCCTATGAAAACTGTATCTTGTGCCAAGTTATCAACTATCTGCCACGCAAAGCCGTCATTAGATGATATAGAAGTTATTTCTGTTATATCAGTATTGGGTAATGTTAATTTGAGAAACGGTATAGCATTTCCAGCTGTATAAGTGAATGTTCTAGACTCGCCTGCAACAGCAGATATTGATGATATCGATGCAGTTATTAAACCATTTGTTTGATCACTAATTGTTCTATTCGCTGTAACTGAAAAATTCACATCTTCTAAAATTTCAAATGATTGTGGTGGATTAATTATTGTTTGAACTCTTGTTCCTTTTCTAATCGTAAATAAAGATTCAGCACTAGTTGCTGCGGCCATTACTGCACTTAATGTTAAATCAGTCATTGCAGGGGATGCTAATTTAGGCTTTCTACCAAGAGTCTTTGAAAGACCTATTATATTTTTTTCTTCCAAAGCTCTATGAATAAATGTTTCATTTGCTTGCCTATCAATATAAAATGAAAATAAATCGCCTAAGTATGCAACGAGTTCTAAGATTGCCATACCACCTGATGCTTCATTAAAATCTTGAAAATCATTTGGAAAATTTTGTTTTGTAAATGCAACAAGATCTTGCTTAATAGCATCAAAATCTTTTGACAAATAGTTTATATTACGTACTTCTTTTAATTTTTCCTGTGCCATTTATATTCTCTATCCTGTAATTCTAAGTTGTATTGAGTCAGTAAATTTATCAGCATCAGTTATAGTATAATTCATTTTTATCAATAAATCATTTCTACTTATTCCAATATTATCACTTGGATCGTCTTCTATAATTACTTCTAAAGTTGTTAATTTTATATGAGGCATCCATTGTTCCAAAGTAACTTTTATCTCATTTGTTAGACGAGTTTTCATTTCAGCTGGATTTATTTGTTCGAATAATTCACCTGAAAATATTGATATATTTGTACCAAGATCAGAATGAATTATTCTCTCACCTTTTGAAGTTAATAGTAATGTTTTTATATCTTCTCTTATGGCAGCAATAGTTGTTTGATTTTGTGAAAAGAAACCAGAATTTTCTGATCTTAATGGAAACTGGAAGTTAATGCCTGGCATTATATTACTCTCTAATTTATGAATTGTCCTTTACTTAAATGACCTTTAAAGTTATCCCTTAAACTAACAAGTTCATTTATGATTGTATCAATATTTTTTACATCCATCGTCGCGACGTTTGCTGATGTATCATTATTTGCCTCGTCAGGGCCAGAGTTAGGCATATCTATTGCAAGTGTAAATTCTACACCAAATCCTAATGCTATTCTTTTTGATTCACGTAAAGATGCCTCTATTGACCTATCTCTGTCGATATCTTCGTCGCGACCTTTCAGATTTCTGAAAGAAAATCCATCCTTTGTTCTTGGGGCTTTTTCATTACCAAATAATTCCATATTAATTTTCTTAATTCTATCTTTAGAAATTTTATCCCCAGGTTTTGCACCAGCAGCATATACAATTT